ATCCTGAATCCCCGGAATATCCACCCCAAACTGCGGCATCCCGGTTCTGAAGGCTTCCATAGACATGCGCCACGCATCGACGACGGCATGTTGCAGGCCATACGCATAGGCGGCCGGTTCGAGCAGCGACACCTCTCCCGAGCCCAGCGTGTGACTGTACGCCGCCGCCGCCAGCCGCACCGGCAAGGCCCAGGCCGCCGTCGTGGCATTGCTGACTTCATTCGCCAGCCAGGTCCGAGGATTGCTGAGCATGCCCTGATAGTAGAGTTCCATGAGCATCCCGCCGTAGCCGGGCGTGAGGGCTTTCTGGCCATACTTCACGGCTTCTGCCCCGCCGACCGACTCATACAACCGGAGATACTTTTCCGCCAACACCCGACTATTCATCCCGGGCGTCTTGGGCAACAGACTAACGACCTCGTTTAGCATCGTGTTTATCGGCGACAGCGGATCATTCAGAATGCCGAGCGACCGGCCCGCCTCGGCTATCGCGCCCAGCCGTTGCGGCTGCACGCCGCCTAAGAGGGCAAACGCGGTGAGAAACGCTTGCTCTTGCTGGGAGCCGCTGGCCGGTTCCTGCCCACTCTGGACATACGCCCGCGCCACGTCGGCCACATCGCCCGCCATGCGCCCAAGGTACTGCACCAGCGTCGAGGCCATCTCATCATTGAGGGCCGTCCCTGGCAGCAAGTCTCGTACATCGTCCAGGGTAAACATGCCCTGTTCAATCTGCTCAGCGGCTGCGGCATGCACCTGAGCCCGTGGACGGGTACCTCGCCGTTGTTCCGTGATGTTCTCCTGCAACGTCTCGGCCACGTTGACGACATCCTGATAGATGCCGGCGAGGATAGGGTCTTGCACGAGCGGAATGTGCCCCGTCGATTGATCGCTGTAGACCAGATGCCCCTGGTTGATGCTGCGATCGAGTTCGGCAAGTAACGCCGTTTTGTCCGGTGACGTGGTAAAGCCCAACTCACTGGCCTTCTGCGCCATCGCTTGCAGGCTCAGGCCGTTATCGTTTTGGAGCCCGCCCAGCCCAGTTTCTTTCCGACTGATGAGCGCCCGCAGTTCGCCCTGGAGTTCTTCGCCTGCGAGCCGGATGCCGCCCTGTTGCCGGATGAAGTCTTGCAGCTCTAATTCCGTTGAGGGCATCTCCCGCAAGAGCAACCGCCAGCGCCCGTGCTCATCCCGGAAATTGCCGGGCTCTAAGCCCGTCGCTCCCGCCTGGAGCGTGGGCGCCGCGCGTTTCGGCGGCGGCGAGGGCTGACGCGGGAACGGGTTACGGTTGAAGGACAGGCCCCCACGCTGACCCCCAAGCACGGAGTACCCCACAGCCCCGGTCTCCACCGGCGCGGTGTCGGCTTCACTCGTAGGCCGATCCGCATAGGCCAGCACGGATTGAAACCACGGATGCGCTTCGAGTTCAAAAGCAGGTATGACCTGTTCCGGCGAGAAGGCGATGTAGACCTGATGGGGCTCTGTGCCCGTGATGCCGCCACCCGTATGAGCGATACCGTCGAAGCCTGCCTGTTGTAACACGGCATTGACTGTTGCCTTATCATTGTCCAAGCCCATCACCAGATCGTTGTAGATAGTCGTGGGACTAGTGGAAGAGAGATCCCGCGTCATGCCGTGCGCCTGCGCTGCCGCTTGAATCGCCTCAATTTCAGCATTCGTCAGGTCGCCACTATCCAGGTCGAACGGATGCTTGATGTCGAGATAGGCAGGGCGCACATTAGCCTCTCGTATCTCTGGCGCCGTCGTATGGACCCGTGGCCGCTCACCCCGTAGCGGCTGCCCTTGCACATCCACCCCCTGGACCACGACTGACCAATCAACCCCATTCAGATTTGGACGGAATTCGAGCACCAGATCGCGCCCGCCCATGCTATTGTCTACGACTGTTCCCGGCTGAAACACCTTCTGGGCATCTTCGAGACGATACGCAGACCGAGAGGGCTTGGCATAGCCACTGGCAACGCTCGGCGCATCGGTAAAATACAGTCCCGGTCCATACAATCCTTCGGTATCGGCCCGCGTCAGGTCAAACTGGTCAAACGCCGTCGCCGTGCCATGATACATGCGGATCAACCGCCCCTCGTCATCCCGCACCTGGCTATCGTCCATCCCGGCAATCCGCTCCCGGATGCCCTGGAGCTTTGCCTGCTCTGTCTCCTGTCTCGGTTGTGGCGGCGCAGGTTGTGTCGCTGGGACCACCTGAGCCCCTGCCTCTTGACTGGCACGGACAGCGCCAGTGGCTTGCGCCAGCGTGTCTAACCCCTGCCGAATCTGCTGTTCCGTTGCCACCGGCAAGACCTGTTGCCCCGCCCCATTCACGACGACATGGGCGGCTGGACCAAGGATCGCCCCGATGGCTCCGGCTTCTGCCGCATCCTGAATCGCAAACGGCTGCGCCACCCGATCCCCCTGCTGCTGCCAGCCTTGCTGTCGCAGCTCGTCGGCGAGCGGATGACTGGCCGGAACCCAGAACTCCCGCCGTTGGACATCGTACTGCACGACTTCTTGGAAGCCTTCCATCGTGGCCGCCGTCGAGAGCTTGAGCAGCGTCGGCCCCTGTCCCCCGAACACGCCGAGCTTATTGGTGAGGGCCAGCACGCCCACATTGCGCCAGAACACGGTATTCGCCCGCTGGGCTGCGACTTTCTCGCCCAGCAGCGGCGTCAGACGGTCCATCGTCTCTTGGGCTTCCATGCCCGCTTCTTGCACCGCCGCCGTGGTCGCACCCAGCGCCCGCCCAATCGCCGGGGCAAACTGGCCAATCGCTTCTGCCGCTGTGCCGACGAGCGCGCCTGACCCAAAAAACACGACTTGCTGGCCAAGCGTCTGGGCAAAGCGATCCACAATGTTTTCTTCCGTGCCGGTGGGATCAAACGTCGTCGCCATGTCCCGGAAGCTGTTGCGGAGGGCTGACGCTTGCGGAAAGAGCTGTTCCGCCTCCCGCTCAGGAATCCCGAGCAACCGCCCCGCCGTGATGGGCAAGTTAGCAACCACGGCCAGTGTGCCGAACGTCCCTTGCATCACCCTGGGTGCTACACGCTGCCATGTGGGCTCCTCTAAGCCTGATTCGAGATAGCCACCGGGGAGGTCAGGGCGAAAGCGCCGAGGCTCGGGAAACGTCGTTGGCCCCAACCCTTCTCCGGCGCCCAGACTGGTATAGGCCCGCTGCTTTTCGGCATCTATCGCCTCCGGCGTCAGCGTAGGCAAGGCGGTGTCAAGCATCGTCACAGGTGGCGCAGGAGGCATCGGCGGTGGCGCCGCCATGGCCGTTTGTACATCCTGCGTCAGGCGTTGCGTCTCAGCCGGGCTGGTCGTTGGCCCGGCCCCTTGCCCTCGGCTGGTGTACCGTTGGGGCTCTGCGCCGCCAAAGACCTTCCGCACATAGTTAATGGTCTCGTCATAGGGGGGAATGCCCTTATGCTGTCGCACCGCCCCTTCGCCCGCGTTATACGCCGCAACCACCAGCGTCGGATCGCCAAATTCGTTCGTGAGATCCCGCAAGTAGCGCAGCATCCCCGGAATGGCTTGCGCCGGGTCAAACGGGTCACTCACGCCGTAGCGCTTCGCCGTCGCGGGCATAAACTGCGCGATGCCCTGCGCCCCGGCTGGACTGACTGCGTTAGGACTCCAATTCGATTCTGTCTGAATCATCGCCTTCACCAACGTCGGATCTTGCCCATACTGCGGGGCCAACTCATCGACCATCGCCTCATAGGACTGGCGCGGCGTCATCGCCGCCACGGGCGGGCGGAGGTTGGCTTGCAACCAGGTATCAAGCTCCCGCTTCAGGCGCGTCGGCCCTTGTTCCAGATACAGACTGTTCAGGTCATCGGCCACTTAGCGGCTCCTCGGCTCGGTCGTGCTCGGCGGGGTCGTGCCTGGCAACTGATAGGAGCGCGGTTGCGGCGTGGTCCCACTGCCCCGCTGCCCGCCGGCCCGCTCTTGCCGGGCGGTTTCATAATCCTTCCAGGCGTGCCAGTTCTGGAGAATCTGGGCTATCGTGCCATCCGCCCAGCCTTGCGCCCGGTATTTTTGCAGCACCGTCGCCAACTCATGCGGGGTCTTCGCCGCTTGCGCCTCGGGAGGCAAATACTCTTCCGCCGGATCATCTTTGTCGGGTTTCATAAACTGAATGCGCACATTCCAGGCCATATCGACCGCCCGCTTATCCGCTTCTCGAATGTCCTGCTCGGCCAGTGTAGCAATCTGCTGTTCGTAGGCATCCATCGCTTGCAGCAGTTTCTGCTGTTGTTTCGGCTTCATGATGCCCGCCAGCGAGCCGCCATACGGGACCACCGCCCCGCGCAAGATGACATCCTTCCCCGCTTGCACGGCAGGCCGCGCCCGCCAGTACGCTTGCCGCTCCCGCTGTTCCAACTTGTCGGAAAGCTTTCCAAACGTCTCCGGCGTGAGTTGACTGACGCCCGCCTTGGTCAGCGCCTCACGCGCCTGGGCAAACTCTTGCGGCGCCTCGGCCCGATAGACCGCCATCGCAATCGTGCGCTCCACGGTGGGGTCATCCCGCTGGACAGGCGGTTTCGCCGCTGCCGTCGCATGCGTCTGGGCGGTAGACATGATATGCGCTCCAGTCGTTGGATCGAGTGCCCCCGTCTCAATGGCTTTCGCCGCATCCTCGATAATGCGCTGGAATGTGGGCACATTGTCAGGAATGGGTGCCGTCTTATAGAGGCGCGTCAGCAATTCACCACTGTTCTGCGTTTGTTGCTTCTGCCGCTGGTAATCGGCATAGCGTTCCTGATGTTCCTTTTCCGCAAACTGCGCCCGCGCCACTTCCCGCGCTTGCTGCGACTGTTTCGCCAGCGCCTCCGGCCGCGCCAGGGGCAAGTTGGGGTCCGTCCCCGTGGCCGGATCATCGCCCCGCAACACGTTCCCAGATTGGGTCTCCAGTTGGACCTTCATGCGCTGGGCATCCGCCTGAATCGCCACCTGCACCCGCTCATCCTGTACGGCGTCCGTCGTCTTTTTCAGGAGGGTCGCCCCCTCGGCGCCACCCATAAGCCCCGTGTCTACAAAGCGCGTCACGGTCGCTTCGAGATGCCCCTGCGCAACCAACACTTCATACGGCGTGGTGGCCTTGGCCAGCGCTTCCTGCGCCTGTTGGACTTCTCGTCCCAGCAGAAACGCCGTGTTCCCCTCGGTGCGCTTCGTGCGCTCAGCAATGGCCTGCTGTTGAAACACCGCCAGGAGCTGCGTCGCATCCGCCTCAAACAGCGCTTTGGCATAGGGCGTTTTGAGCTGAGCCGCGTGCGCCTGGATCATCTTGCGCCCTTCTTCTTGGACCCGTTCTGGCAAGGTCTGCCAGTCCTGTTGCTTCCATTCCTCATAGGCGGGCTGGATCGTCAGCCGAAACTCTTGCTTCTGTTGGGTGGCGTTTTGCGTATCAAACGCCCGTTGCCGATGCGCCTGGAGCTCTTCCGTCCGTACTGCGAGCCCTCCGGCTTGCTCGATAGCTTCCGGCAACGCGCCAAGCGACCGCTCTAAAGCGGTTGCGCCGCTATCCTGCACGCCTGGCGCCGTGACGGCTGGCACCCCCACCACGCCGCCACGCGCACCTTGCCCCCCGCTGGAGGGCAAGGCTTCTCGTGCATAGAAGGCCGGAATCTGTGGCGTAGCCTACTCCTTGAGCAAGGTCGGCTGTGTGCGCCGCTCTTCCAGATTCTGGTACACCGCTGCGCCTTTGGTCAGCGAGGCAGAGGCTTTGAGTAAACCGGCCATGGTGCCCGACGTATCCGCCTCGCCCCGCAGCAAGCCCCCTTGCGCTCGTCCCACGCGCAACCGCTCGCCCGCCCCATACCGCGCCAACTGCGCTGCGTACGCATCCTGGGTGATTTGTTCCTCGGTCGCAGCCCGTTGTTGCCGGAGTTGCAGTTGCGTCTGATAGCGCGTCGCCAGGAGGTCCAACTGTTGTTGCCGGGCGGTTTCTTCATACACCGCCAGGGGCGATCCCGACATCATCAGCCCGCTACTCGCCACAATCGCCCGCGTCTGGCCGAGAATCCGGGCATTTTGTTCGCGCTGGCGCTCTTCCCGGTAGGCGTGCGCTTGGGTGGCAATGACTTCGGCTTCGGCCAGTTCGCGCCGGGCGAGCGCGGCCCGGCGCTGGTATTGCTGCGCTTCGATCTCAGCCGCATTCGCCTGGGCTTCCGCATTCGCCGCCGTAATGTCCGCGTTATACTCCGCGATCCGCTTCGCCCGTTTCGCCGCCAGGAGCCCTTGCGCTAAGTTGGCTAACGCTTCCGCCCCGTACCCGTAAGCACTCATGCCCGCGCCGGTGCTGAACGAGCCCCAGGCGGAGGACGCGGCACCAGCGCCCCACGACGACAGCGCTGCCCAGTTGAAGCCACCGCTGGGCGTCGTGGCAGGCAGGGTGTTGCTACCCGTGCCAGGGTCGATAAAGGATTCTTCGCCCATTACTGATGCACCTCAGTGTCAATCGTGCCCATAATAGCAATAATAGTAACTGGGAGCGGCTGGTCTGCCTCAAACCCGATAAATCCATACCTATCGAAACCAAGCGCCATTACTTCGCGATCCCCGGTAAATGGGGCTGGCCCCTGGTTCATCGGCATCGTTGGCAGCCTGAACGGCATCCGTTCGCCTTGCAGGACCAGGCACGCCGTCTGCTGCACCCGCGCCCGCAGGCTCGCCCAGCGCTTCCTGAGCCCCTGCCCCGTCTGCCCGCGCACGGTGACATCTACCGGCATCGTCCGCCCGCGCGGGGTATAGGCGAGTCCGACAAACGCCGTCTGGACCGCCCGTGACAGCACCACTTGCCCCCCCGTCACCGTTTGCACCGGGAGCACCGCCCCATCGCCGACAATCTGCACCTCGGCACCGTCGAGATGCTCGAGCCCCGTGAGTGTCGCCGTGTTCACATCCGTATAGACCTTGGCGCAATCGACCGTCAGCCCCTCCCAGCCGGTGATGGTTTCCGTCTCTTGCGTGAGCTCGTTCCCCATCTCCACCGGCGTCGGCAGGACCATGCGGGCTTCGGGGTCCAGATATTCGATACACCGCGTCTCACGCCCGCCCAGCGTGCGCTGGCAGACCATCCACACCTGATGCGCGTTCGCCGTGGGATGGGGAATCGCGGCCACACTCTCGACCGCGCCCGCCGTGACAAACCGCCACGGCGCGACCACCTGTTCGCCTTGATCGTAGGTGATCCCAAGCATTTGCCCATCCGAGCGCACCCCCCACACCACCGGCACCGGCTCAGGCTCATAGGCCAGCTCGAGGAGACGATAGCGCTTGAGGAGATGATCGCTGGTAATGAGCAAATCGCGGGCAATATAGGTCGTTTGGGTCCGCTCATCATAGGACATCTCGCGCAGTTTGGACCCTTGCCGCTGCGCAAAGAGCAAGGACGCGCCGACCTTGAGCGGTTGCACCGTATCACTGCCAAACGTGCTCTGAATCCGGTTCCGTGGTGGGGTCGCAGGCGAGAGCGGATCATCCCCCGAGCCGATCAAGCGATACTCGCCATGCGTGGTGCCCACCAGCATGTTTTCGGCGGGCATCAGCCAGCGAATCCGGTTCAGCGTAATATTCCCCCCACTGTCCACCAGGGCCATTTCGAGCGCGTCATCCGCGTTCGGCCCGGTGGCAAAGTTAAACAGGTCATCAATGACGCTGCCCCAGATAGTCTGGGGAAAGTGCGCCGTGCCCGCAAAGTCGAGGCGCCCTTCATAGAGCACCACCGCTGAGGGCCAGCCGAGCGCATCGGACCAGGCGTCGCGCTCCAGGGACCACGCGCCCGCTGCGGCGACGTCATCACTCGACAGCTCTTTGACAATCTGCCCGGTCATGTGCGTAGCATTCACATAGCCCGTCAGCCGTACCAACCCCCCATGGACCCGAATATACTGTCCCACTTCGGTGGCGCGAAAGCCTTGGACGCTATACACCCGGCAGGTAATCGCGCCGACCCGCCCCACCGCATCTTGATTGTTCCGAAATTGGAGATACGAGGTTGGGCCGGTCGCCGTAAAGCTGAACGACTGATCGCCAATGGCATAGCTGGCTTCCGCCTTCACGTCCGAGCCTTCCGCCGTGCTGCCCACTTGCGCCGACACTTGCGCCTCACTCACGCGAAACGCCACCCGGTAGGTCAACCCGACCGTCGTGGCCACCCCCTGGCTTATCCACCCGACGCCCGCCGTGCCGCCTGTCAGAAGGGCCATGCCCCCCGCGACGGAGGCGCCGCCCGTGCCCGCGATGGTGTACGCATCGCCGCTATCAAAGTCGTGTTCCGCCCCTCCCACCATGCCCGGCGCCCCAATCACCAGAAAGCGCGTACTCACGGTCGCAATGACGCCAGTGGAGCCATCCGTATCGTTATAGACGGTCTGGGTCGGACGCACCCCCGCGTTGACGAAATCCTGCGAGGCATCTTGCAGGTCTGGGTTATTCCCCCCCCCGTCGTGATTCCCGGTGAGAAAGTTCCCCCGCGAGGCATTCACCCACCCCGTCAAATCCCCACTGCCAAAATCCCCGTTGCTCAGCAAATTGGTCGCCGCATCTTGCTGTTGCAGCAGCGTCACGGCAATGGTCCCGCCCACTGGCCCCGTCTTGTTCACCTGCAGTTGCGCTACCGGCGAGCGTTCCAGCTTCCACTCCCCCGCTGCCAGGGTTGTCGCGCTGAACGGATCAATAATATCGATGGTCGCGTTGGTGGGACTGGTCGCGGTGCGAATAATGCCCCGGCCAATCCCACTCGACAGCACCCGGTCAATATCGGCAATGAGCCAGAAGGCGCCGCTCGAGGTCACCGCCACGCCGTTGCCCGTGGTGGCGCCTAGCGTCAGCGTAAATGGTCCTTCAATCCCCGCCTCATACGTCGGCATGGGGTACAACGGCACAGGACGAAAATCCCATGCAGTGTCCGAGAGCCGCGACAGCCGTTGCGGGGCATAGGACGGATGCACCAGAATCATCACATCATTGCTTTGCGCGGTGCGCAGGAGCCGCAAATCGCTTTCCTGGTACGGCGTCGCCACCTCCACCGGCACACTGGCCACGTCGATCCGTGCCCCGTTCTTGTAGAACCGCATATATTCGTGGCCGACTTCGAGGATATAGGCGTCACTCGTGGACGGCTCAAACGGTTTCACCAGCGTCAGGCGTGTGGGGTATTTCACCGTGGCCACATAGCGCGTGCCAGGGCGCCGCGTCAGCCCCCCTTGCAGCAACACCTTAAAGTTCTCGACGAGAATGGCGCCATTTTTGTACCGGTCTATTTCGCCCCTAGCAGACATAAGGGGACTTAATTCACCAGAACTAAAAGAACTCTTCAGCGTATCGACCAACGCCACCGCTTAGCCCCCTAAGAGCGTTTTGGTGCCTGGCGCCGCGCCGCTCCCCGTCCCGCCGAGCGGATTGGTGAGGATGGTCTGAGAAATACCAAAGCGTGTCGCCCGCTTGCGCCGCTCACGCGCCACCGCTTCCCCTGCCTCGGTCTCGCTCGGCGGCGGGGGCAGGGCTGCCGGTGGCGGCAGCGCGGGTGGGGCTGGCGGCTTCACCGGCTTGGGGACCGGTGGCAGGTCCGGCCCGCCCCTCGACAAAGCCAATCCTGTGGATGCCAGGCTCGCCGCCAGCCCCACCCCGGCAATAATCGCTCCTGTCAGACCCATAGGTTCCCACTAGTGTAAAAGCGTTTTGGGTTTCCGCTTGGTGGTGTGCATGAAGTCCGCCAAGCTCTCCTCGCTCATCTTGGCCATGCTTTGCGCCGCGTCCCGTAAGCCTTTGGGTAACGTCTTGGGATCAATCGAGCCATGCTTCAGACCCATCGCAACTCGCGCTGTCCTGGCCTGGCTCTCGCTGGTGGCTGGCACTACGCACCCCCAATCCATTTCGTAAAGAGCGTTTCGGTCTCGACCCACCCGAGCCGCTTGAACAGCCGACTCATGTCCTTATAGACTTTGGTTCCGGCAAAGACTTTTTGCACGCCCCGCGCTTGCAAAGCCCGTTCCGCCGTGCGAAACAGCCGCGACGCGGTAAACCCCGTGCGATACACAGGCTTGAGATAATACACATCGACATAGGCGCAGAGCGTGGCCCGGTAGTGCAGGTGTGGGCGAATGAAACTGACAAAGTACCCGGCAAAGTCGTCATCCACCCGACAGGTCACGACCGACAACCCGCCGAGCGTGTCCAGGGCATCATACGCCGCATAATCCACCTCCAGCGGCATCTTGTCCTGATCCTGGGCGATCTCCTGCCAGTGCGCCTTGAAGCACGCTTCCAGCTCCGGGCGCACCACCGCCCAGGGTTCTTCCTGACACACAATCACCGGCCCATCAGGGAGCATCGACCGCCTCCTTGTCGTCCTCCTGCTCCTCGTCATCAGGCGCGTCCTCCTCAGGCGGCGCATCATCCGGATCTGGTTGCGTGGGCTCCGGCTCACTCGGTTTGTCTGGAATGTTCTCTTCCGCCATACACACTCCTCCTCTAGCCATCCATCACGATGGTCCCATAGGGATACGGCCACACGCGGCCACTCGTCTGCCGAGCGCGCGTTAAGGTGGTATTGGCCCGCAGCCGAAACGGCGAGCCTTCCCGGCCATCCGCGCCCCGCGCTTCCGGGAGCAACAACAAGGCTTCTTTCATCTTCTGCTCGGTCAGCGACGACTGCCCCGTCAGCGGTTTCGCCAGCTTGGACGCCAGCACTTTCACCAGCACTTGCACGGCCAGCGGGGACCACGAGCCGATGTCCGTGATCCGCGCCGTATACTCGATACTCACCTGGGGCTGACTACTCAGGAGCACCCGATGGCCGTGCTGATCTTTGGCGATCTCAAACCGTGCCCCCGGCCCCTCATCCGTGCCCCGCACCTTCAGGCAATACGGCTCGGCTGGGAGCAGATACGCATAGCGCCACTTGTAGGCATACGGCGCGGTGCGATCTTCCGGCGCATGCACCAGCCGGGCGAACGTGGTGGAGAAGTTGAACGGGTGCATTTCTAACGTACTATCGCGGGCGCCGGGGAAGAACTCCGCACACATCGTTGCCAGTGTGGTGCCATCGGCAAACGATTGGAGCCGTGGAGAACCGAACTCACCCCCACCGCATTCGTAGATGGCTTGGTTGCAAACACTTATAGCGTCTACCATTCCTAATTGCCCCATGCCAGAAAATATGGTATACTTCTTCTGCCGGGTAGGTTGCGCAGCCTCGTAAGTCTTGATGGCCTACTCCATCGAGAGCCCGGCACCCCCGCACTACCGAGTAGGAGGCTTCGATGAAACGTTGTAATATGTGCCTGGCGTACAAACGCCGTCATCCGTTTTATTTTCACCGTTGCACCACAGCCAAGGACGGCTATCAGAACACCTGCAAACCCTGCAAAGCAGCACACCAACGCGAGCACGCCGAGGCGCACCTTGCCTCTAGTCGTGCCTCGTATGCACGCCATCTTGACCAAGAACGTGCCCGTACTCGTGCCTATCACCGCGCCCATCCTGAGAAAGCCTATGCACGGAACCAGCAATATCGGCGCACCCATCGCGCCGTACTGGCCCAACGTCGCCGCACCGCCTATTGGGGCAATCCAGACAAAGAACGCCAAGCCAGGCGCATCGCATACGCCAGCAATCCCGCCAAATCCATTGCCGCCGTTACTGCATGGGTCAAAGCCCATCTGAGCCAAAAATATGCAGCCAACCATGCCCGCCGTGTCCTGACTCGCTATAGTGTCAATGGCGAAAAGGTTGATCTTGATATGCTCTACGCACGCGACAAGGGCATCTGCCAGTTGTGCCAGAAGCCTGTACGCCGCAAAGATGCATCGCGTGATCATGTTATCCCACTGTCAAAAGGCGGCGAGCACAGTTACAAGAATTGCGTGCTCGCCCATCTACGCTGTAATGCCAGCAAAGGCAACCGCCCCATTCCCCAACAACAGCGCCTCTTTGGCTAACTTCAATAGTGGACCTAGGCTGAACCTAGGTCCATACCAGGTTCAAGCTACGCCGTAATGACGCCAAAGCTCCCGCTCAAGACATCCGCAGCGCCGGGAGCCTGACTGCCCACGGTCGCATACAACGTGACCGGGGTCCGATTATTAAAGACTTTTCTGGGCGTCACAGGATTACTGTCGTCTGGGGTGGCGACCGACAATAAACCCCCCACCCAGGCCCCATCTGCCGTCATCGACACCGCACTCAGCAGCCCTGCTGCACTGAGCGCTTGCGTGGTCCCGTCCTCATCGGTATAGGCTTGCCAGCCAATCGAGAGCGTGGCGCCCGAGGTCCAGCCGCTAAACTGAAACCACGAGCGGTACATATCCACCGTGCTATGGGGGGGGAGCTTACACAGGAGAATCGTGTCGCCCGCCGTCCCGGTGGCGACTTGCGTATAGGTAAAGTCGAAACAGCGCAATCGGGTCCCATACGCATAATTGTTGGAACGCGGCGTACTCGTAAAAGCGTTCGCATACTCGGTCGAATAGGTCTCAGCCATTTCAGTCTCCTTGCAGGGCCGCATGTCGCCTCATGGCACATCGCTGCCCCGCGTAGATAGTAGCGCCCACACAGTTCTATAGAGCTGATTGGCAGTGTATCGCGAGCACTCCCTTGTCATGGACTCGAGTACTGCCGAAGTGTTCTTTTACGATTATACCTCTTGCTAAGTGCCGGGTGGGCAGATCGCCGACCCAGATGCGCCGCCCGGCCCACCGCGCCAGGCCCATGGCCTTGTGATGAAACGCCACATTGATAAAGTTGGTGCTACTCAGATTGAGTTGGTTGCTAATCTTCAGGCGAAAGCCCATGTACTGCTCGATGCGCCCATTCACCAGCGGCATACGCCTGATCTGTTCCGAGCCGTTGACAATCATGACGCCCAGATAATCGGCACTGGTGGCTTCTGTCTGTTCCAGCAGGTTCTTATGCCCAGCGGCATTCGTCACCCACGTAAACGGCGCCATGCCCATGGACATCTCATCCGTGCCGACTTCCCGCGCATCAAACACCGCCCGGGCTTTCCGCATCTTATCGATGGTCAGCCCCGAGGCCGCCACGGCAATCTGATTGCCGCCCGAGCCATCCACCTCGGCTTCGGTCGTATTGAACGTGCTGGTCCCGGTGCCCGTCGCCCCGCTCACGGCCGTCGCCGTTACGGCGTCAATGATCACCTTGTCCATTTTGCGGTTCATGGCCATCACGGCGTTCTGGCCATAGCCCATTTCGAGGTCGATGAGCATTTCCATGCTATCTTCCTCGTCCAGCATCTGGGCATCCTCGTAGTCACCTTTGACGGCCCAGCGCCGGTAGGACGGGCTGTCGTGGAAATGTGTCTCGCCATGGCGCTCGCCGGTGATGTCCATGACTTCGGATTCGCCGAGCAATCCGAACGCACTCATGGTCCCGACCTGGCCATCCTTGACGCGAACAGCATTATTCAAGCGGGAAATCTGTTGCTGGAACAGGTGATCGTAGTCACTTTCGAACTGGAGTACAAGAGCCTGGTCTGGTCCGGTATTTGGCATCGCCTTCATCCTCGCTGGACGAAGGGGTACTGCTGTAGCGGAGGGTTATCGTGCGCCCGTCCCTCCTGTGGCCCTCTCGCGCCACGTTCGCCACGTCTTACCGTGGGGTAGCCTGGTCCTTACGGATTGTCAGGCCATAAAAGTCTTACGCCGCCCGCCCCCGCCCTTGCCGTTCGCGGGCGGCCACAATCTGATTGTTCAGCCGTTGCAGCTCCGCCGCCTCATCGGCGGACACGCCCCCAGGGCTGTGCCGCTTGGCCGTCAGTTCTTTCTGGCGGGCTTCCATGGTCTGCATCGTATTCTGGCCTGCCTGGTAGAAGGACGACTCGATAAATTCGCCTTCGCCCAACCGGCGCATCGCTTCCGCAAACGTCGCCACCAGGTACGGCGAGTTGATCAGCCGTGAGCCGTCCTCTAACCTGGACTCCCGAATCTGCTCCCAGGCTTTGCCGCCCGCCTCGCCGGAGAATGCGCCCGCGCCAAAATGCTCGACAAAGCGTTGCGCCAGGGTCATTTCCCGTTCGGTATTGGCCCCAAACTCGGCATACAGCGCATTGCGGCCCTGCTGATAGCTGTCTTGTTCCCGGCCTTGCTGTACGTTCTCGCTATAGCCCACGGCCCGCCAGTAGGACGCCATGACGCCATCAACCTGCTTCTGGGTGAGTCCTTCGGCGTAAAAGTCTTTGGCCAGGCGCCCCTCGATCTCCGCATCCATAGTGCGGCCTTCCGGGCGCGTGAACGTGTACTTGTCGGCACTTTCCGGCCGTCCGAGCTTGTCGTAAATCTTCTGCATCCCCGCCGTATGCGCCTCCGTGCCGGGCTCCTCTCGCGGCAGATACAGGCCCCGGCCGATCATCTCGGCTTGCGCCACCAGCGTCTTGGCCGCCCCTTCCTGCGTGGGATGCTGCTGGATAATCGGCGCCGCCCGCAGGTTGTCCGGCAAGCCCGAGCGCCAATCCAGCAAGTTGCCGGAGCCGCCCTCATCCAGCAGGGTGGCCCGGCCCCCGTCTGCCGGAGCGGTGCTCCCGCCCCCCTGGCTGGGAGCCTCACTCCCGGAGGCCGTTCCACTGCTCACCGCTGCCCCGCCTACCTCGTCCGCCATCCGTCCATTCCTTCCGCAAAGCACCGGCGCCAGGGCACACAGTCAGGGGATAAAAAAAGGGCCTACCGCCCGTGCACGGTAGGCCCTATGGCTGTGCGCCGCTCCCGCACTGGCCAGTGCGGGTGACGCCGATATGTGATTGTATGACTACGCCTGTCCAGCCAGGCGCTTACGCAAATAAGTCCTTATAGAGGTCTGGATCGAGCGCCTTGGGAGTCGCCCCTTGAATATGCATCGCTTTCTCAACCGCCTTGGCATGACTGAGCGCCGCCATGGCGCCAAACACGCTCAGATACGCCAGATGGCGGTACTGGGTCCTATCGTCCAGGTCCGCCGGGTCCGCACACGAGAGCTTCTGCACCGTCCGCACGGCCAGCCGATGCGTCCGGCGCCGGGTCTGTTCCCCCACCGCCATAATGCCCAGACTGCCCAGACACTTCATGCCCTGCCCGGTGACGGCTGCAAAGACTTTTTGGTGTTCCCGCAACACGAGCCGCAACGCCGTCTGGAGCAAATCCCGACGCTTGCGTTGCACCTCCAACCCCGTCACCCGCTGCATTTCGGCATAGGACACCAGCTCCTCCTCGGCACACGCCGCCAGGCGATCCGCCAGCACACGCGCTTCCAGCGAGCATTCCGGCTGGGAATGGGGTATCCGGTGTAACGTGGCCATCATGACTCCTCTCGCATCATACATGGCATGGCTTGACGCAACTTATCCCGACGGGTCCGGGCTTGCCAAGGCAGGACATGGCCCGGCGTGTCTGGGCTTGGCCAGACGTATCCAGACCAGGCTGGGCCATGCCCAGCCTGACGGTGCTTGTCACGTCTAGACTGGTCGTAACGCGGCTCGGCAAGGCGTATCGAGACCAGGCAAGACTAGACACGACGCAGCGCCCCTTGTCTCGGCTTGACGTGCTCCGGCAGAACCCGGCTTGTCTGAGCTAGGCACGGCTTGACGTGACTCGGCGCAGCATAGCAAGACTCGACAGGACCAGTCACAACGGGTCATGTCACAAGCTACTTTCTTCGACCGAGAGCAGTTGATATTTGCCCCACATGCCGCCGTTCCTGGGCCGCCACACCCCTACCCCTGTGAGCTGCCCCGCAATCCGTAGATACCGCTCAAAGACCTCCTGCGTAATCAGATCGTCAATCACGACAAAGAGCAGCACCCCGGCCCAGCTATCAATCCGGGGGAAGCATTTCCAGACCCGTTTGGTCCCGCCCCGGCGCCCATCGGACGGCACAAACACCCAATGTTCTTCCGCCTTGTCCGGCCCGATGTCCAACACCAAATCTTCCAGGACGTTCACCCCTTGCAGAAAGTTCTTGGTCCACTTTTCCTGGCCCCGGCCCGGGATTTTCTCGCCCAGGTACCCCACGGTCTCTTCAAGGCACTTCTTAAAGCCGATGCCCGGCAGATAGACTTTGCCGCCGGGGGTCACATGGAGCCGCTGGCGCCAGGTCTCGCGCTCGTAATCGTCATGCGACTGACGCTTGTCCTTCGGGGTATTGTGGTTGCGTCCTGCCGCGTAGGGCGTCAAGGACCGGACTTCCGCTACAAATTGTCGCACAGGTTCCCCCTTGTTCTGGCCGTTGACTCGCTCACTGCTTCACCAGCTCGCCCGGCAACGCTGGCACGACCGCAATCCGCCGCTCGCCCTCCTGCCTGGCTTGCATCACCATCTCTTGCATCACCAACCCCGCCGCGTGCATGAGCATCTTAAAGGCGGTATCCCACCCGCCCGGCATGTTGGTAAACGACACACGCGGCACCAACTGGAAACTGCCCAACTGCCCCGGTACGGGCTGCTTCTCACAGACAATCACGATCGTGGGCTGGGGCTCCTGGGCCAGCAGGGTATCACGACTCGGTGTCACGCAGGCTCTCCTCCTCGCTTCGCCTCGGCACGCTTGCCATCGGCAATCGCCTTGAATATCTCCAGGACCAGCCGCCGCGCCCCTTCATCGTAGTCGGTCTCGCAGCGATGCGTCAGACGCAACGCCAGATCCTCCAGGATCAACACGCCTTGCGGCGTGCGATCCAACCACGCATACGCCTCTAACGTGGCGTGACGCCGGGTCCGCCGCTCCTCCGGAGACGCCGGATCATCCACTTGCGACAGCGCCGCAATCGCTCGGCCGAGCGGAATTTGTGAGGCCATTCCTAGCCTCCTGTCTCCGGCAACACCAACTGCCCATGCCGCAGCACATGCAAAATATCCTGGCGCAGCGACGGGGCGGTATCTTCCAGTTCCGTCTGGATCGCCAGGGCCGCATTGGTGGCACGGAGGGCCAACGTGACGCCCTCGACCGTGCTCAACTTGCCATCTTGTAACGCCTCCACCGCCCCTTGTACCAGGGCCGTGAGTTGCGCGTACAAGAGGTTCACAAGCTCCACCGCCGCCGTATAATCCTTGCCGACCATGCCATCCGCCATCCGTCGATTCCTTCTCGCCCGCAGGTGATGCCGCCCCTGATGCGCCGCCAATACCCGATCATACTCGGCCTCAAACGCCGCGACAAACTCAGCCGAAAGCGCCATCTCACACCTGCCAGTTCAGACAATACCGCCCACACGGGCAGAGCGCCGCCGGGCGATGTGTGATGCACCACGGATGCCCCCCGGCGAGCACGAGATCATGGCCCTCGGGCCGCGTGATGGGCCGCTGTTGCTCTAGGCGGCCATAGGTTGATTTTGCAGGGCCTCGACAAGCGGCGCGACCCTGCCCATCGAGCTGAGCGACTCATTTTGCATCTGCGCCTGTTGCAACGCAGCGGCTTGTTGCGCTCGCAACTGGCGCATCTGCACCACATCGCGCATGTCGCGGATATACGCCCGGGGGATGCCCGCCACTTCCGCCGCGTGTCGGAAATTCGCATCCCAATCGAGATTGTCAAGAATGTCTGGACTCTGGGTCATTTGCACCATACGACTGCCTAATATGACCATGCCATCAATCGCCTTCACATCCTCACCGCGTTGGGCGCGGGCCAGTGGCCCGTCGTAATCGACATCAAGTTGATTGTTGCTCGACCGTGCTGCTTGCAACACTTCCATCGGTGGTGCCGGGAGGGCGCCCGCCCGCCAGGCAATCCCAAAGACGCGATCTTCTAAGGGGTTCAGAAACTCCGCGAGCAACCGATAAAAGACCGGCCCCATCAGCCGGGTCATCAGTTCGATGCGTTGCGCCACCTCGTAGGCGGTCATATTCGAGGCGTCTGGCGGTGGCAGCGCCTGGAGCGCGTTGACGAAGAAGGTATCATCAATGCTGCGCCGCAACTCTGCCTGGTCAATCTGCACCAGGTCTGGTCTGCCCGTCAGGTCCATCGGCTGAAGCGCATCCATCTGGCGCACCACGTTCACCGCCCGCGATTCGAGGCTAATGTTGCCGATAATCCCCTCTTGCAGGGCCTTGAGCGGGGGCTGCACCCACAACGCTAATTGTTGGAGATGGAGTTCTCTGAGCGCATTGAGCATCCGCACATCCGGCAAGGCTAAGTGTCCAGGGCCATAACCATACGGTGCCCGGCTCAGCGTTTCCCAGCGCGACACCAGGTAGGGGAACTCCTGAAACCCGGTCTCATCGCAGATGTGCTGGGCCTCGACTTCGAGATACACCCCGGCGTAGGGCATATGCTGGTTGTCATAGCGTGCCGGGTTGCGATCCTCTCTGGGATACACGCAATGCAAGAAGCGTTGCTGCGTATCCATCTGGTCCTGCGTCTCAGCCAGTTCCCGCATGCGCGGGGAACACTCGCCGCCAAACATCTGCACTGCCTGACGTGGGGTCAACCACAGCTCTCGAAACAGCGTATCGACCAGGCCATCGGCATTTTCCGCAATGACATACGCGCCCGTCGGCAGCGTCTTAAAGTGCAGATGCGTCCCATCCGTCCCCAGCCGTGACCCCACATACATCGCCGCCGTGCCAAACGTGCCCAGATTCAAATAGTAGCTGTGGGCGGCCTGGTAGAAATTGCTCGACCCATACGCCGCCATGATCCGCGTATCACAGGCATGCAACCACTGGTTGACCGCCTGCGTCTCGTTGAGCACTTCGTCCCTAAACTTCAGTCGTCGCCACTGGATCGCTTGGTTTGTGACCGTGCCCATCATATTCGCCGCGAGAATCTGCGGCGCCCGGAGCGGATGGCCGTCGAAAATCTGTTCCGTCCGACTCTGCCCAGGATCATGGAGTTCGAGAATGTCATCATGCCCAGGGATCAACAGGCGCACGAGGTCTTGCCAGTCGTGTTCCCAGGTCAACCGCTGCGTCTTGAGAGCGGCGTAGCGTCGGACCAGCTCTTCCGCCTGGTTATGGCTCGCGCGACGTTCTGAGCGCATCAGTGCGGCCATCGGTGCTGTTGTGGCCATGGGGGGCGTTCCTACGCTTGGCGGAGCGCCGTAAGTTCATCCAGGAGCTTACGCGCCTCGGCAATGTGCTTTTCCAGACCCGCGAGCTCTTCCGCCTTGAGCACCGCGAGGGCTTGTGCCTGGTCGATCTGAGCTTGCATGATCTCCGCCTTGCCCGCGTTGTCCGCCAGGAACGTTTCTAACGTGGCCTTTTGCTCCATGAGGGGCCGAATGGTGGCCACCAGCGCCCGCACCTGAGGCGCCAGCGTGTACAGCGTGTCGCCCGCCCGATGCAGCCGCAGCATCTGTTCGGTCTGGCCGTCGATCACCCCGGCGGCCGTCACAATGGCGTCAAGCTGTTCCTGGGTCTCCGTGGGCAACGGCTGCACCTCGGGGGCAGCCTCCGCCTCCCGCTGCCCGCGTCGTCCCGCCCCCTCACGGGGATTCTCGTCCTCACTCTGTCCGCGGGGACTCGCCATATCACATTCCCTTCTGGTTAGACCGATGCCGCCATCGCGGGCAACACTCCCGCGATGGCCGTGCCTGTCACCGTGACATTCCCTGTGGCGCCCCCTGACACCCGTGCCCGAAACAGCCGCAAGCCTGCCAGGGGCACACGCCAGAGCTGTGGCGTGGTGCCGTTGATCGTTGCCGTGGTGGCAAAGGTCAACGTCCCACAATTCTGGGCCGAGATAGCGCTATAGTTGGTGCCGTCTTGCGAACCCTCGAAATTGACCACCCGATCCGCCCCGGCTGAGCCGATCATCCCCAGCCCGAGCATCGTGTACCCCCCCACCTCCAACGCCGTGCCATTGCCCACCGTGGCCGCATCTTGTAAGGTCAGGCTCTTGGGTCCTAGACTCATCGTCGCCCTCCCACCGCTCGCCGTGCCAGCGGATTGCTGGCCGCCTTCGCAAACGCCTGGCCCGCACTGCTCGGCACGGTACGCGGTGCATATTTCTCACCCCAATACACGGCAATGGCCACAGCAAGAAGAAGGTCGTCATGCTGGCCTTCCCGCCACGCCCCGTACAGGTCGTTCCCGGCCTTCGACACCTTCCAAGTAAAGTTTTGCCCTTCCTTAAACAACGTTTCCGCTTCCGGCAGGCCCTTCGCGGCGCGAAACCGCCGTTGTTGCAACGCCAGCATAAACGCCATCACGACCTCCCGTTTGGGCACCGTCCATTGGTCCCACCGCTCACTCCGCGCCTGCTCCCCGCCGGTGAGGGTCAGGGCAATAATCGTCGGCTTGCCGTCCAGGGTGATCCGTTCCTGCGTCACCGGGTCCATCGAAGTCCAACCGTCTCTGAAGAGGTCACAGACCGCGAGCCCCACGCCTGTCGCATCAATCACCAGCACACAGGGCGCCCGAAGTGCCGCTAAGCGTTCCCGCACGTTCTTCACCATGACGGGATAGGGCGTCTGCAAGGGTACCCGTTCGAGCCAGCGGGCATCAAAACGCGGTTCGAGTTCCGCCCGAGGCCCGAGAATCATCTGGCGCTCCAGGACGCAGAGGGCACTTGGATCATGCTGCATGCCCACGTCTAAGCCCACAATGAACCGTGGCGGCCTATGTAACGCTTGTTGTTCAGCCATGCCACAGACTCCAGGCGACCACCGCCACCACGCCGCCAATCAGGAAAAAAAGCAGTACGCCACACAGCGTACACATCAGGAACTCCCAGGTCAGACGCGCCGCATCAGTACGTCCACCCGTGCTGCCCTAAGGTCAGTGGTGCCACGTCCTCCCGCAGCGCCCGGCTATCCTCGTGGGTGTGGCCATGGGCATCGAAGAGGGGCACCACATCGTCGGACAGCATGCGTTGGAGATCGTCAAACGAGAACACCGCTTCCCCCAGATCGACAAACTCACAGCACCACTCCGACCGCCACCACAAATCCGGGATGCTCCGCCGCTCATTTGCCAGGTACGCCTTACTCAGTTGCGGGTAATACGTCACCGGCGCAAAGGTTTTGGTCCAGGTGGACACAGGCACCTCACCCTCCCACGCCCCTGGCACCTGACTGGCCTCGCTGTACTCCTCGATCGGGAAAGCTAAGTCCGCCAGCACCCGCTCGACGGTCGCCAGATCGAGGGCGCTGTCGTCCGCATGCACCCCGGCCCAACTCTCGTAGAACCACCCGCGTTTCCCAAACGGCGTGGTGATCGCCACAATGCGCCCCTTGGAACGCGCCATCATCGGCCTCACGGCGTAGTACGTTTCATCACCCACGCGAGCCGCCTCATCCAGAATGAGCAGGTCCACCGCTGAATACCCCACAATCGTTTCCGGGCTGGCGGGTAAGCTGAGAATCCGAGAACCATTGCTGTACTCCATCTCATGCTCCGTATCTTTCACAAGCGGCATCGGGTGCGCCAGCGTGTGAAACCGCCGACACTTGCGATACAGTTCTTGCGCTTGCCGCATCGACCGCGAAATGAGCAACGTCAGACTCCCGGCTTTGGCACAGGCCATCTCCACGGCCAGGCTGGCCGCGATAGTGGACTTGCCCCGCTGCCGGTGCGCCAGCACCAACTGATCGCCCGGCGTCGTCGCCACTGCCACTTGCACCGGATCAGGCTCCAGGCCCGCCCGCCGCATGAGGGAGAGGGCGTCATACGACTGCGGGTCAAGTTCATCAGGCGACCACGCGGAGGCGAGTTCCACTAAGGTGGGCTTGGATGACCGCCCGGATCGCCTGGCGCCCTTCAGCGCTGGGGACATGCTGCCATACCACCGTCATCAAATCGTCAATAAACGCTTCATCGTCTGGATTGCGCTGCTCCACCGGCTTGCCACGAGCGTAATGGTGCAACATCACCTCGACTTGTGGCGATAATTCACCCGCCAAGGCGCGACTTTTCAGCTTTTGCTTGTACGTCGGGTGGTCAACAATATCCTCATAAAAGGAACACAGCCGTGTCCGATCTTTGGACGTACTGCCCACCTTGCGCCCTGCCCCTAACCGCTTACCACCATGCGACATACAGCCATTCTCTTGATTAATCTTGATTCGCTATTCCCGCCCCACCAACGCCGCCAGCGCATCCGTCAGCGGCCCCTCGAGCCGTCCTTGCCACCGCCGCAGTTGCGCCTCTAAAGTCCGGTACAACCGCGTATCCGCCCGCAGGGCATCTTGCAGCAGTTCAATCGCTTCCAACGCCGCTGGTGTCACCTCTAAGGTGAGCAGCACCGTCTCAGCCTGCACCTGTTTAGTTGCCATACGCTTATACCTCAACTCTG